TATTACACAGCTTTATTTTACCCCAACAGCAAAGAAGGTGAGGTGATGGGCCGCCAAGCAGTTCATAACTGGGCTAATTTGTTCCTGGAGTTCTGCCAGGATAGATATAAATCAGTTGCTGAGTTCGCCAAAAAGAAGAAATTGAATCCCAACCAGGTCCGGGATGAGTTTCGCAAATTGAACGGATCCCGCGAAAAGATAAGCGAAGAGGCAGCTAAAACAACAGAAAATCCTCCTGTAAAACAACAGAGAATAACAGAAAAAACAACAGAAAAAACAACAGAAAATAAACGACAGAAAAAACATCCCTGGCAAACCCTAAAGCAGCAGTTCACCGACTGGCCTGAAGAAAAGCTTCAGGCTTATTTGTTTCAACTGGAGGAACGTAGAGATGAACTGTTGTCCATCCCCTATGAGGAGTTATCCAAGGATGAGCAAAAAGAACTGGGACGCCTGAGCCGTGAGCGCAGGGCAATTTTAAGCGACCCGGACCCAAGCCGGCAATGCAAAAGAATTCTAAAAAACGGCAGGCAGTGCCGTAATCCGGTAGAACGTGGGAAAGAATCATGCTGGAACCACGGCGGAGCTCCGGGGATCGGAGCTCCGAAAGGAAGCAAGCACAATTTAAAGCACGGCGCATATGAAACAATCTGGCTAGATCAACTGGATGAAGAAGAACGGGGGCTGGTTGAACAGATTGCCCAGGACAAAATCAAAGCGCTGGAAGAAGAGATAATGTTACTGACAATCCGGGAGCGGCGCATGCTGGCCCGAATTACACGTTTAACAGGCGAGGACTTTACAGTAGTCAAAATAAGATACGAAACAGGCTTTGGTCCAACGGGTCCGGTTGATAAAAGGGACGAAGAAAGCTACGCCACCTTAGGCCAGGTTCAGCAGATAGAGGAGCATCTTACAAAGGTTCAGGACAAGAAGCTCAAGGCAATTGAACTTAAGCATAAGATCGAAGCAGGGGAAGAACCGGGTGGTGATAGCTTAGACAGCCTGGTGCAGGCGATTCAGGAGAGCCGGAAGGTGAACGCGGATGTTTAAATGGGGCCGCTTCTCACAAATGGGCTTATCCTCAATCCTGGAAAGTACTGCTCGCATCAATTTGTGGGAAGGTGCTGTCAGAAGCTCAAAGACAATATGCAGCATAGTACGCTGGCTGGAATACGTTAAGAACGGTCCTCCCGGGGACCTGCTGATGACCGGCAAGACGGAGCGGACTCTTAAAAGAAACATCCTTGATCCGCTGACAGAGATAGTTGGCGCCAGGCATTTTAAATACAACCGGGGCATTGGCGAAGCTAAACTTTACGGCCGGCGGATATACATCGCTGGGGCAAACGATGAGCGCTCTGAAGGCAAGATCCGTGGTATGACCTTGGCTGGAGCATATGGTGACGAGCTTACCCTATGGCCCGAGAGTTTCTTTAAGATGCTGCTATCCCGGCTGTCTGTGCCGGGAGCGAAGTTCTTCGGGACGACCAACCCGGACTCACCCTACCATTGGCTAAAGGCAGACTACCTGGACAAGGAGGGTCTTAACCTCAGGTCGTGGCACTTCGGGTTGGAAGACAATCCGAACCTGGACCCGGCATACATTGAGGACTTAAAAAGAGAATACACAGGCTTATGGTATAAGCGCTTCATCCTTGGCCTTTGGGTCTTGGCTGAGGGTGCAGTCTATGATATGTGGGACGACCATATTCACGCCGTGGATATCATCCCGGAAAGGTTTGACCGGTGCTTCCTGGGCGTGGATTACGGTACCAGCAACCCAACTGTTTTTCTTTTAATTGGAGAACATAATCACTGTTTATATGCAGTTGACGAGTATTACTGGGACAGCAGCAAGACAGGGCGGCAGAAGACTGATGAAGAGTACAGCGGGGACCTGAAAAAATTTATAGAAGGCCGTTGGCCACAATCTATAATTATCGACCCATCAGCTGCAAGCTTTATAACGCAGCTGCGCAAAGACGGCGCAGCCGGTATAAGGCAGGCAGATAATGAGGTCCTGGAAGGCATACGAAACGTGGCGTCTTTCCTAAGCGGAAAGCGCCTTTTTGTTTACCGCAAAAAATGCCCGAACCTGCTCAAGGAATTTGCTTCATATGTTTGGGACCCGAAGGCTCAGAAGAAGGGCGAGGACAAGCCAATCAAGCAGAATGACCACAGCCTCGATTCGCTACGCTACGTGGTTCAAACAGTATTCGGGAATAGCATTGACGTTGGGTCGGTGTCTCTGTTAACTGGCAGTTCAAGGTGGAGGTCGTAAAATGCCCGAGGAAAACGTAAGTATAAACCCCTTTCAAGAGTTAGGCAGCACTGGCCTGACACGCTTCGGCGGCTGGATAGACGAAGAGTGGCTCCGGGATCTAAAAGGCCAGCGAGGTATCAGAATCTACAAGGAAATGCGAGACAACGACCCCGTAATCGGGGCCTTTCTTTTCGCCATAAAGATGCTCATCCGCCAGGCCAGCTGGAGAGTGGAGGCGTCAGGGGATACCAGGCAGGACGAGGAAGCGAAAACCCTTCTGGAGAACTGCCTTGAGGATATGTCTCACTCCTGGCACGACTTTGTCACCGAGATCCTTTCCATGCTGGTGTTCGGCTGGGACTACCATGAGCTAGTTTACAAACGGCGCTTAGGGGACAGCCGTGACCCGGCAAAGAGGAGCAAGTTTGATGACGGTCGGATCGGCTGGCGTAAGATACCCATCCGTGCGCAGGAAACCTTCTGGGAATGGATATTTGACGATGAAGACGGCAGCATCAAGGGGCTAAAGCAGCAACCACCTCCTGACTACCGGTTAAGGGAAATCCCAATCGAGAAAGCGCTGCTGTTCAGGACCGAGGCAAGTAAAAACAACCCGGAAGGAAGGTCGATCCTCCGAAACGCATACAAGGCCTTCTATTTCAAGAAAAACATCGAAGAGATCGAAGGCATCGGTATAGAGCGTGATTTAGCAGGCCTGCCGGTAGCCTACGTGCCTCCTGAACTGTTAAGCCCGAACGCAACTACAGAACAGAGAGCAGTTCTTAAAGAGATACAGCGGATGGTCACAAAGATTCGACGTGACGAGATGGAGGGAGTGGTATTTCCTGCAGAGGAAACGCCAAGCGGCCAGAAGACCGGCTATAAGTTATCCCTTCTTTCTACAGGCGGGCGTAGACAGTTTGATACAACCGCTATTATCGAACGGTACGACCAGCGCATCGCCATGACCGTCCTTGCAGACTTTATCCTGCTCGGTCATGAAAAGGTCGGTAGCTTTGCTTTAGCATCAAGTAAAACCAGCTTGTTTGGCCTGGCAATAGGTGCAATTCTAGATTCCATTACTGAGGTTCTTAACACCTATGCTGTGCCCAGGCTGTTTGCATTAAATAGCTTCCAGGGATTAAGTGGACTGCCTAGGCTAGCACACGGGGATGTGGAAAGCCCGGACTTAAAGGAACTGGGCGAATATATCAACGCTTTATCCGGCGCAGGGGTGAGTTTATTCCCCGACGACCAGTTAGAGAATTACCTGCGCGGCGTGGCCAGCTTCCCCGAGAAGCCTAAAGAACAGGTAGCCAAGCATGGCGGAGCAGTAGATGAAGCTAAGAGGTTTGCTAGATTCTTGATGGAGGTACGGAAACAAATTGCTGAATCTGGCGTCGTTAACTAAAAAGGAACAAATAGAACTAGCCCAGGCAATAGATGACATATTTGCTTTTCTCGGTCTACCTCTTTCAAAGAGAGTTATCCCTGACTACGAGAGCAAGCGCCGCCAGATTGAATTAAAAATAAACCAGATTATCAAGCAGGCGTGGGAGGTTAAAACCGAGGAAGCTTACAAGAAGGCGGTAGAAAAGCTAAAACTGTACGGTCGTAATCTGGACAGGCTTAAAGCCGAGATGATAGCAGCCGGTCTTGAGCCGGTTATGGGCGGCGAGTTTGTTCAGGCAGCAGCTAATGAGGGGCTTGTAGATCATATCCACTATGCATACGACATGGCTGGGGAAAGGACGGCAACAAAACTTAAACTTCCATATGCCTTTACTTTTGTAGACCAAAGGGCAAAGGACTGGCTTGCTAAGGATGCTGTTTTCTGGATAGGCAGCTTTTACAACAGCTTTATAAAAGAAGCAGTGGTAAATACGGTAATCCAGTATGCTATTGAAGAAGGCCAGGACTATTGGGTTACAGGCCAACGAATTAAGGATGTCCTGACCGGCGCCTATGACATTCCACCAAAATACCTGCCCGGGTACTACCTCAGGGCTGAATCGTACTGGGAGCTGGTGGCCAGCAACGCAGTAACCAGGGCAACGGTATTCGGCCAGATAGAACCAATGCTGGCGGCCGACGTGGAAGAGTACGAAATACTTACTGCTGGAGACGAGCGTGTCTGCCCGCTATGCGGCCGGATGCATGGGAAGGTCTTTAGGATAGAGCACGCTGTGGAGCTGCGTGACAAGATCCTAAACGCAAGAACGCCCGAGGACATAAAAACAATCCACCCCTGGCACAGGGCGAAGGAAATTGACAACTGGGAACCAGAAACGCTGGCTCAAAAAGGCATGGCCCTGCCGCCGTTTCATGCTATATGCCGTTGTGATATAATTGTCGTATCTTTTAGAAGAACGCTGCCCGAAGTATTAAAAGAAAAGGAATCAGAAATCGCCGGTTTGGATTACGAGAGGGCGTATGTATTTGATAAGACGGGCCGTATTATATTAAAAAAAGACGGCTCAAGAAACTCTGTGGCCTTTGAAAAAGAAGACCTGGCGCTGATCAAGGACAAAGATGCTATTTTTACTCATAACCATCCCTCCTCAGGGGGATCGTTTTCCCTTGAGGATATTCAATTTGCTGTCGCTCATAATCAAATGGAAATGAGAGCTGTGGGCCGGAAATATGGGCACTCTATGTATAGACCGGCGCAGGGATGGCCAGATTTAAATTTGTTAACAGATGAGTTCTATAAGGCTGATAATGAGGTAAGGGATGAATTCTGGCGCAGAATATCCCTGGGTCAGTTATCTAGGGAGGAAGCTGATAGGGAGCATCATCACCAGGTATGGTCTCGTATAGCCGCTAAGCTGAATTTGAAATATACCAGGGAGGAAAGGTAAATGGGCAAATTTATCCTTGACGACAGAAGTGTTAATTATCCCATATATGGTTACCAATGCGCCCGCTGTGAACACCTCAGGCATGAACTGCCTAAGGATGGTATCGGTTCAGTATGTGATGCTTTCCCCGAGCGTATCCCAAGGGAAATATTAGGCGGGGAACACGACCATACTCAGCCATTCCCCGGGGATAACGGGATAAGGTTTGAAGTAAGGAAGTAGAGCTGTATATAGACTAAATTAGAAGGATCAAAGGAGCCGTAAGGCTCTTTTTTATTTCCAATGAAGGGTGATGATGGAATGGACGAGGTGGAGATTTATGTCCCGGTAGTCAAGGTAGACGATGAACAAAAACTGGTCTTTGGATGGGGTTCAGTTACCAAGGTTGATGGGCAGCCGGTGGTCGACAGCCAGGGTGACATCATAGAGAACACAGAACTTGAAAAAGCCGTCTATGACTTCATGGTAAACGCAGTTCACGATGAGCTGCATAAACGGATAGTGCCGGATAGCAAGGTAGTTGAAAGTTTTGTGGTTACTGACGACAAGCTTGCAAAAATGTTCCCAGGGGAGCAGATCCCCCAGGGGAAAAGAGGCTGGTGGCTGGGAATACGGATCAACGACCCGGAGGTATACCGGAAGCATAAGGAAGGTATATACACCGGGTTTTCAATTACCGGAACCGCGAGCAGGAAGGAGGTGTAAAATGCCCACATTACTTAAAAACCTCAAAATAAATACAATTGGCTCAGTAGACCGCCCGGCTAACAAAGAAGCTGTGGCGGTTTTAGTTAAAAGGGAAGAAAACGCTGATGACTCAACCCTAAAAGATAGGTTATGGGGATTTGTCAAAGGGCTGTTCGGCAGGGATCCGGACCCAGCACAAGGTGAAGACATAAGCGACGTCCAGAAGTTGTATGAGGACCTGACTGCCGTATCAAAGGTCGGACGGGCAATTAGCACACCGCGGCTGGGGATGCTCAAGCAGATGCGGGAGCTGCTGGACCAGCTTATAGCCGACGGTGAGAAAGCTCTTGCCGGTGCCGGTGATCAAAAAAATGATACCCAAAAAAGGAGTGATGCAGAAGTGGCTATTTCAGAGGAAATCAAAAAGAGCCTGCCTGAGGAAGTGCGCAAGCATATTGAGGAACTGGAGAAGAAGGCCGCCCAGGTGGACGATTTAACTGCCAAGTATGCCAAACTGGAAAAGAAACTCGGCGGGGACAAGGGCAAAGATGACCAGGAGGATATCTGGAAGGGTGTAAACCCGGAAGTCCGCAAGCGCATGGAAGACCTGGAGAAGCGGGCTAAGGACGCAGAGGAACTGGTCAAAAATGAGCGGGAAGAGCGTATCGCGAAAGAGTACATCGCCAAGGCTACGGGGTTCCAGAGCCTGCCGGTTAAGCCGGAGGAGTTCGGCCTGGTGCTTAAGTCCCTGGCTGAAAAGGACCCTGAAAGTTACGCCAAGCTGGAAGGCCTCTTAAAGGCTACAGACGAGGCCATCACCAAGGGAGCCTTGTTTGCAGAGTTCGGGCGGGGAGGTACTGCTTCAGGCGGGACCATGGAAAAGGCGGAAGCCCTGGCGAAGGAAGTGGTGCAGAAGAACGCCGGCATGACCAAGGAACAGGCCTTAACGAAGGTGTTCAAGGAAAACCCCGGTCTGTACCAGCAGTACGTAAAAGAGCAGAACGAATTGAAAAGGAGTGTGGTATAGGTGTCCTGGGAGAAACCCGTTGAAAGAATCAGCGTGATAGCCGGAGCAGACCTCTCTGCCAAACGGTATTACGCAGTAAAGCTTAATTCCAGCGGTGAGATCGTCCTTGCCGGCGCTGGGGATAATTCCATCGGTGTTCTGCAGAACAAACCTGCCAGCGGTTATGTGGGAACCGTGATGACACTAGGAGAGAGCTACGCCATTTACGGCGCAGCGGTAACCGCCGGCCAGAACCTGGCTGCCGATGCAAACGGCAAGCTGGTTCCAGCTGCCGGGGATGCGGCCGTTATCGGTGTGGCAAGAGAAAGTGGTGATACAAACGAGATTCATACGGTGCTGCTGGTAACCAGAGTGACAGCTGGAGCCAGGACTAGTTCGGTCCTGTGCATACCGGTTAAGCTCTCCAAGGTTGCCAACGGCGATGTGGTTACCGAGTACACACCCGGTTTTCCAGGGGCGATCAAGAAAGTAAGTTTCCTGGTGACCGACCCCGTAACCACGGCTGATAAAGCAGCGACCTTGAACCTGGAAATCAACTCTACCAACCTAACCGGCGGCGTGCTTGCGCTGACCAGCGCAAACTGCACCCCGTTAGGCAAGGTTATCGACGCAACCGCGATAACTGGGAACAACGTGTTTGACGCGGACGACACCATCAGCGTGGAAGCGAGCAGTGTCACAGCCTTCGTTGAAGGCGAAGGCCTGCTGCTTATAGTTTTAGGATAAGGAGGAGTGGTAAATGCCAACTCGTGGAGATGTGCATGTAAATGCACCTTTAACCAATATATCTGTGGCGTTCATCCAGGATGAAAGAAATTTCATAGCTGACAAAGTATTTCCTACAGTACCGGTCCAGAAACAGAGCGATCGATATTTTGTTTACGGCCGTGAGGACTTTTTTAGAGACGAAGCGGAAGAAAGAGCACCGGGAACCGAATCGGCCGGCGGGGACTACTCGATTGATAATACACCTACGTACTACTGCCGGGAGTATGGCTTTCATAAAGACATCGATGACGGTGAACGGACCAACTCCGATAATCCCTTAAAGCCGGATGAGGACGCCACAATATTCGTGACGCAGAAGATGCTGATCAGGCGGGAACGTTCCTGGGCGGCCAATTACTTTACCACCGGCAAGTGGGGCGCCAACTTAAACGGCGGCGCTTCCGGCGGTGGCGGGGACTTCGTGTACTGGGACGATTACGATCATTCTGATCCGATTACCGATATTGAAACCCGCAAAGACACAATTGCGCTCACCGGGTTCAAGCCCAATACACTGGTCTTAGGGGCTCAGGTATTCACAAAGCTGAAGAGTCACCCCAAAATACTTGACCGGGTGAAGTACACCCAGCGTGGAGTTATTACTGAGGAGATCCTTGCCGCCCTATTCGGTATAGACAGGGTGCTTGTTCCCTACGCAGTTGTAAACGTAGCAGCCAAAAACAAAACCGGCAGCTACCAGTTCATTCATGGGAAGCACGCCCTGCTTGTTTATGCAGCGCCCAACCCCGGCATCAAAGTTCCCTCCGGAGGATACACCTTCGCTTGGACCGGGATGTACGGCGCTGGAGCCTACGGCAACCGGATCAGGCAGTTCAGGATGGAAAACCTCCGGTCAGACAGGGTTGAAGGAGAAATTGCCTTTGACTGCAAGCAGATAGCCGCCGACCTGGGCGTCTTTTTCAACGGGGCAATCAGCTAAATAAGAGAGGGGATATAACCTATGCCCTACGCTACCGTGGATAAAGTAAAGCTGATTGCCTGCGCAACAGCGGATGATCTTAAGAAGACTGCCGAGGAGTTCGACAGTCTTCTTTCGACCCTTATTACCTGGGCTGCAGCTGAGATGAACTCGTATATGAAGCGTTCATATACCGATGAGGAGCTGGCGGCCGATGCAGACCTGGCCGCAGCGCTTGAGAGCGTATCAGTTCAGGCAGTGGATAATTTCCTGCAGGCGACGGTACAGCGGATAAACAGCCCTATTATAACGGTGAACGATTTTATAGTTAAAGCCCCGCCCAGGGTAATTCTTACACCTGAAATGAAGGAAGTTTTGGGTAGGTACAGCGTAAAGAACCTGGCCGTACCTGTTTTTAATGAAGGTACTTACAGGATTAACAGCGGGGTTACAGATTTGGTGACCCCAAACAACAGCGACGAGGTGTAACACAATGCTTACCGTAAAGTGGGATCCTCCCATTGACCAGCTCCTTACCACCAATGCAGCTAAAATGCCGAAAGTGGTTAAGGACGTGCTGGTCCGCCTTGGGATTGTCGGGCAGGGTTACGGGAAACGCATAACGCCTGTGGATACGGCCAGGCTGCGTAAGGGCGTCAACTGGAATATTCCCGGGCCTCCGGAGCTGTACATCGGGTCAAACGTTACTTATGCTCCTATTATCCTGGGGGACGTCAAACCCTTTACAATAACAGCCAAACGCAAGAAAGCCCTGGCCTGGGTTGATAAGGGTCATGTCAGGCCGATGACGAAGTTGGGCTGGCGGCTGGCAAGGGAGGCCGGAATAGCTCATTATGCGAAAAGTATCCGTCACCCTGGAGGGAAAAATGTCTTGGGCAGGACAGAGCAATACCTTGAGGGGAAGATCCCAGGAGTGGTGGCCAGTATATTAAGCAAACACGGGATTACTTCATAGGGGGTGATGACTTGGAATATTTACTGAACGGTTCCCCGGTTGAGATAGAGATTGGCGAAGGCAAATTACGGATCAACGATCAGATCTATACCGGAAAGGTTACCGTAGTTGAAGATCGAGAGAAGGTTACCTGCCGGGTGGAACAGGCATTTGCCGCCTGGGAGGTCGTGTTGACCAAGGTAAAGGTTAAAACGGAAGATATCAAGGTGGAAGAAGATGCTGGAGATGACGACGCATGGGCTATGCCGATATCTATTGGGGAATAACGGATGAAATAAACACTCTGCTGACTGGAGACGTACGGTTGGCCGACATCCAGGAGATCATCTTCGGGGAGAAAGAGCGCATAGGGGCTCTGAAATTCCCGTGCCTGTTCTTCATCCCCGGGAAGAATGAGATAGACGACCTGACTTCCTTAAGCCAGGAGCACAAGTTCAACTATGAGCTGGTGCTTATCTTAAAGGACAGGGACCTGCAGTCCGGATTGAAAGACGCTATTGATATGGCCGGTGATATCCACGACGTTTTAATGGAAAACCGTGATTTAAACGGCAAGTGCAGCAACCTGTCCGTGACAGGGCTTGACCCCGGTTACGCAAAGGTTGAACAGAACATCCTTCACTGGGTGAGTATTGAAATTATTGTTAAAGTGGAAACCAGATTCGGCTTTTAGAAAGGAGTTGGATATAAATGCCGATAGCAAGAACACGTTACCTGGGCGTTGCTCAGGAATCCGCAACTTACGGGACTTTACCAGGCTCACCGACGTGGGTCTACTATGATATTGCCAGCAGCAGCCTGGACACGCCTGCCGATGACAAGCTGATTTGGCGCGGGGTGGCCAACAGAGCGCCTACAATGGTAGCGCCGGGGGCATATTCTATCAGCGGTGACATCGTTATACCAGTGGACGGGAAACTATTCGGTTGGTTTCTGAAGTTTCTTTTCGGCAGTGTTACATCAGCATTGGCCGCCGGCGAGTCCGCGGTTTACAAGCATACTTATAAGCCTGCCAATATCCTGCCCAGTTTTACCGTCAGGGTAGGCAAGGATATCTTCGAGCATGAATTTAACGGCTGTGTAATCAATGAAATGAGGATCGAAGCTGATAAGGATTTTGTTATGGCCACCATTGGTTTGGTAGGCCAGAAGGATAAGAAGAACGAGATATGTACTATGAACGTACATAAAGTCAGTGATACAGCAAATACCACTGCAGCAGCAACCGCCACCAACCAGGCGACAGCTGAGACACTGGCGAATGAACTAAAGGCTGACTACAACCTTCATATTGCAAGCACTGCTTATCATGCAGCTGCGGACACAGCGAATGCAGTAACTTCACCAAATGCTTCCGATGAAGCTACCCTTGTCACCTTGGTCAATGAATTAAAGGCCGATATGAACGCTCACCGGAGCCAAGCCGGGGTGCACGTAACTAACGACAGCAATCATCTGATCACTGCCGCCGATGCAGCTAACCTGGCCACAGCGTTAACCCTGGTAAACGAAATCAAGGCGGATTACAACGCTCACTTAATTGAAGTACAGATCACTGCTCCGACTTTCCTTTATAGGTTCAACCGTTTCAATTGGCTTTATGGAGTTACTGCCCAGCCGATTGAAAGAATGACCTTGACGTATCGCAATAATGCCAGGTCTGAAGATGGTATTCGTCTGGGCAGCAGGTTTCCGGCTTTCGTAGATATAGGTGAAAGGGAGCTGACTGTTGAGGCTGATCTGTCGTTTGCAAGCACGGATCACCTGGAAAGATTCTGGGGCGGCCAGACAAAAACGGAACCGGTAAGCGATTCAATTGCTACCCAGGCGGCAACTATTTCACTGCAGGGCCTGTCGCTTGGTGTGGTGCCGTCGTATAACCACCTTAACATCAACATACCCAAGTTAGCCATTACCGCTGCCAAACAGCAAATATCGAAACGGGAGCGTATCAAGCAGTCCATTACAGGAGTGGCTATTTATAAAGACTCTACGGAGTTTGATGTGACGATGGAATTTACCAACGACCAGGTAAGTTATCCAGACCCGGCTTAAGATAAACAATAAGAAAGGAGACTGTTTAATGTCTTTAAAAGCTAAAATCCTGGGTGGAACAAGATACACCGAACCGGTTTATGTTGAAAGATACCAGGAGCCCTTTCGAGTCCGGGCGCTGTCGAGCGGAGAAGAGGCCCAGATCGAAAGTGATGCTCTTACAGTGCTGGAACAAATTGATGGTGCGGACCCCGAGATAAAGGGAAAGCTTAAATCCGGCGATATACCTGCAAAAATAAATAAGCTTCTCATCCAGAGTAACAGGGAGAAGAACTGGAAGATCGCTGCCATGGCCATTGTGGACGATGAGCCATGGACTGTTGAGGATGTAAAGAAGCTCGACTCTGATGTGGTGGATAAAATCGTCGAGAAGGCTCTGGCTTTAAGCAAGGGCACTAAGGAGGACAGAAATGATCTGATCTCCTTTCCTGGAGGAGCCGGAGGGCAGGGAGATAATGTTCCTGACCAGCAAGGGGTATAAACTGTGCGAAAACCAGTATGATCTGACCTCCCTGCAAAGGGAGTTTTTGATTTTAACACATGTTGATAAAGATGAACTAATTAAAATGCAGATGGCGGAAGAGGTGAGGCAGAGGTGGCGATAGGGAAAAATACAGCCGAAATTATTATCAAGGCAATAGATCAGGCCTCAGCCATTCTGCGCAATATCGGCGCCACCGGCAGCCAGCAGATGCAAAAGGTTAAGAAGCAGGCTGACCTCGCCTCCAAAGGCCTCGACTACCTCAAAACCGCCGCAGCAGGATACCTTAGCGTTGTATCCACCAGGGCAGCATACAGCTGGCTTATTGATACCAATATCCAGATGGAACAGGCCGAGATCGGCTTTGAGACTATGCTAGGGAGCGCTGCAAAAGCGAAGGCCTTCCTCAGTGACCTCCAGAAGTTTGCCGCCAAAACACCGTTTGAATTCACCCAGCTGAGGGAAGCCAGTACAAGGATGCTGGCCTTCGGCTTTGCTGCTGAACAGGTTCTGCCCATGCTGACAGCCGTCGGTGATGCAACTTCCGCGATGGGGCTTGGGGCCGAAGGAGTCAACCGGGTAATCATTGCTCTCGGTCAGATGAAGGCTAAAGCGAAGGTAAGCGCAGATGAAATGCTTCAGCTGACGGAGGCAGGGATTCCGGCATGGGATATACTGGCCAAAGCAATGGGCAAGAGTACTGCCGAAGTAATGAAGCTTTCCGAGCGGGGGCTTATCCCAGCTGATAAGGCTATTCAGGATATTGTGGACGGCATGGAGAGCCGCTTCCCCGGCATGATGAACGCCCAGAGCAAAACCCTGGGAGGGATGATCTCGAACCTCAAGGACTGGTCAGAGTTGGCCGGGCGCACGCTTGGAAAAGGCCTCTTTGAGCAGATCAAGCCGCGTGTTGAAGGTGCGCTTGAGTACCTCAACAAGCTTACCCAATCCGGCCAGTTGGAACGCTGGGGCAGGGATCTAGGAAACGTTTTTGCTTTTGCTGTGGATCACCTGCGAGAGTTTCTTGCAATCGCAGCCGGGGCGGCTACGGTATTTATTCTCACGAAGTCTGTTGAAGGGCTATCTTTGGCGCTTACCGGTTTGCGTTCAGCAGAACTACTAGCGACTGTTGCGACCGATGGACTAACGAAAGCATTGCTGAGGAATCCTTTCGGCCTGGTGGCAGCCGGCATAGGGCTTTTGGTCGGTGCTCTGGTGATGGCTAAAACCAGGACAGTAGAATATACCGGAGCCTTAAGCAATCAAACCGTCGCTTTAAGAAACCAGTATGAGGAAACGAGTAAAAGCGTCCAGGCAAAGCAGGACGAAATAGGGGTTATCAGTACCCAGATAAATTCACTGGAAAAATTAAGGAGCGATTACATCAGCCTTTCCTCTGCCGTAAAAGCCGGTAGGATGAAAGAAGAAGAACTAACAGTCTCAAAGCAAAAACTTGCCCAGATGGAAGATGAACTGGTATCTGTTGTAGGCGAAGCAACTGTTAAGAGGATCAAAAGCTCCCAGGATGTTGCTGCTGCTTTTGGACTGGAAGTAACTGCCCTGCAAAAAAGAAAAGACGCCCAGACTAAGATCCTTGATGAATTAACCAAGCAGGAACGGACTTATACACTTAACTTGATCAACAGCATCACAGCAGAGATTGAGGCGGTGCAAAAGAGCACCCAGGCTTACGGTACTCTTGCGAAAATAAAGTTGTTTGCCCTGCAAAATGCGCCGTACATGGGGGAGGGCGCTATCTCTACTTTTGAAAGGGACGCCGCGGAAGTCCAGAAAGCTATTGACAGCATAGTCAAGGGGAGCCACGCCGCTACTTTAAACAAGCTTCATGGTGAATTATCGGATCTACGCCAGAAGTATATTTCTTTGGGACCAGCGGTATCATCGGGATCAAGCCAGGCCGCAGCCGGTATGGATGATCTTACCGAAGCTACAAGCGAAGCCGGAAAAGCTGCCCAAGAAACGTCAACGGCAATCGGCTCCGCTTTGCTATCCTCATTTTCCACTTTAGCCGGAGCCGTTGCAACAGCCTCAGCGAGCGCCAAGGTGCAGGTCAGGGAAGTTCTTCAGGATATTTTGGCTGATGCTCAGAAACTGGCAGCTGCAGGTGCCCCGATAGGGCAGAAGCTCGTTTCCGGGATTAAGGATGCTCTGGCTATGCTGCCCCAAGCTGTCTATGATCAAACAGGTAAAGCAGGCAGCAAACTCTTGGCTCTGTTAAACAGCCTGGCAACACAAGTAGCGGGCGTAACCTGTACTTCCCTTGATAAGATAGTTAATGCCTTTTCCCTGGCGACCTTGGAGATTCAGAAGAACCTTGATGAGCAGAAGCAGGCTTACGAAAAAGCGATGGCTGATATCCGGAAAATCAACAGCGACGCCCAGAAAGCCATCGCTGAAGAAGATAAAAGGTATTACGAGGAACGGGAGAAGATCAACCAGGAGCTTGCTGAGGATCTACGGAAAGCATATGAGGATTATCAAAAAGACGTTGCGTCCGTCAACGATAAGTTAAGCGATGATATCAAAAAGCTATGGGACGATTTCGACAAGCTGGTTAAAGAGAAAGCGAAGTCCATAGGAAATTGGCTGGATCTGTTTGAGGGAGCGCCCAGGGCTAGCAGAACAGCCTCGAAAGAAAAGCTGCTCGCATGGCTCCAAAGCCAGGTTGACTATATGAAGGCATACGCTGAAGCGATGGCTCAGCTAGGTCAGCGGGGAATTGACGAGGGACTGCTTAAAGAGCTTCAGGAAATGGGACCGGAGGCCCTGCCCTACCTGCAGGGGCTTTTAAGCATGACAGACGATGAGCTGCAGGAATACGTTAACCTGTGGAAGGAAAAGAACCAGATTGCCGGTGAGGAAGCCTTAAACCAGCTTGAGGACACCCGGGAGCAGTTTCTGGAACAAGAACAACAGTTGCGGGAAGAAGCAGCAGCTGAATTGGACAGGCTTTACCAGCAGTGGCAGGAAACCATGCGTCGCCTGAACACGGAGGCCGATAAACGCCTTAAGGAACTCAAAAATAATTGGCAGGTCAGGCTTGAAGAGATACAGAATCAGCAGAAAACCCAGCTCGATCAGATATTAGAGGACGCCAAGAATTTTGCCGAGCAGTACAAGCAGGCAATTGAGGAAGCTGTCGGCGCAACGCCATCACAACCGGGCGGGTCAGCGCCTGATGATGGGCAGACACCTGATGATGGAGGCACAGAGCCTGATGAAGGGCACAGCATATATTGGCCGTACAAGGAACCGATAAACCAAATCGTTTATTTAAAAGGAGTCTGGGCCAGCGGCGACGAGGGCCAGAAGAAATGGGCTGCTGAAGAAGCCAAGCAATACTATGCACAGTTGCCCGCTGAAATTGCAGGCCTTCTTCAGGGCATGAATTACGAGGATGCTTTAGCCTGGAAGAACGCCAACGTTTACCACAGGGGCGGTATGGTGACACGGTTTGGGCCGAGGGAAGTGCCAATTGTTGCCGAGGAAGGCGAATACATTGTTCCCAAAGGGCAAAGGCCGACGCTGATCACTATTAATGGGCCGCTTGTGTCTGTGGGAAAAATGGAAGTCCGCTCTGACGCGGATATTCACCGCGTCAGCCGTGAGCTTTGGACCCTGGCCAGCAGTAATTTAAGAGCCCTGGGGGTGAGGTAATGGCAGGAGGCTTTACCTTTTTAGGCGTACATTCGAGCAACTATAACATTACAGTTACAGAGATAAGCCTGCCTATTTCACCTGAGCCCAGGTTAAGGCTGCAGGACGTTCCAGGCCGTCCCGGCGCTTATTCATTCGGGGCGGAATTAGGAGCACGGTACGTGAAAATGAAATGCACGTTTCATGCTATCAGCCTTTCCAGCCTCTGGGATCTGGCTTTGCAGGTTGCCCTTTGGCTGAATGTGTACAGGGAAGGGCCGCTTATCTTAGACGAACTTCCCGGTAAATACCTTACTGTCCGGGTGAGTAAGGGGATCGATCCTGCTTATGCTGTTTCTCACGGAAAGTTTGACCTTGAGTTTGTTGCAGCGGAGCCGTTTTTTTATAAGACGCCGGACGATGTTTTTCTGTTTGGTGTAGGTGATTATACAGCAAACGAATATGTTTTCGATACACAGTCCGACTGGCAAACTAAGTGGTGGCTTTCTCAAGGGCCTGTGTGGGATACAACAACTTACCCCGGCTCTGCTGGCCTGCTGGAAGGTTTAACCGGTATCAGCCAGCATATAACGTTAGATCAATGCAAATTTGAGCAAAGCAAGGTTAAAGGAACGATCCGGTTTAAGGGCTTCGGAGCAGGCCTGGGCTGTTTTATTTCGGTTATGGCTTATATTGAAGGCGCGGTACACACCGTTTGGTTATTTTACGGTGATGATTCCTTGATCGGAGTCGATCCCGTTGAACAAGAATTTTCCTGGCTGCGGGGGTCGCATGACAGTACAGATATTTTCCTGACTTTGATCCGGTATCAGGCAAGCTCTCCGGAGATCCTGGTGCATTATTTAAAAGTCGAGGATTACGTTTCTCTAAGCAGTTTAATGGTCAACACCTACGATACGGAGTTGGATTGGTTAGTAGGTGATATGGCAAATATTCATATAACGGTTGATGAAAAGATTGAAATAAGTGATCCCGCAAACCCACCAGGAACATGGACGTCACCTGAACTAGACGTAAATAATACTTCGAAATTCAAGGTGGATCTGGTTAAAACAGTTCCGGCAAATACTTCAGTAACAATCCAGTACAGAACGTATGACGATTCTTGGAGCCCCTGGGTTGCTGCTACAGAAGGATCTGAGTATGATATATCCCTAAAAACAAAGTTCCAGGTGAAGCTGATCCTTAGCAATACGGACAACCTCAGCACTCCCCAGGTGGACAAATGTACTATAACTAGGCTGCAGCCGTTTGTCTTCACCCAGGATGGTACGGCTACTACTAACCCTTTATATCGTTTGAAAGGTGTCAGCGCTGGAGGTACGGATAAGTTTAAAATCCAGGTGAACAACAAAGGCTGGGTTGCTTTTAGCGGGGCTCTAACGGCAGGGCAAAAACTTCAGCTGGATATAGATAAACTGACTGCATCGGTCATTAATTCGGGCGATGTTTTCGTGAGTAATGCCCTGGGAAATATCACCGGAGATTTAACGCTTTTAAAAGTTGATAAAGGGACGGTCAATTTGCAGATAGCAACGGAAGGGGCAGCGACCTGGGACAACCTTTATCTTCTTAGCAGGGCCAGGTGGTACTGATGGCAGAAGTGCTGGAAGTAAGGGATTCTACAGGTGCAAAGGTGGCCCTGCTCTCTCCACAGAGCGACGGCCTGGACAATGTGATAGTCACCGAGACCTTAAACGGGCCGGTGACTTTATCTTTTATACTGCCCTTTCAGAATGAGAAGTGGCAGTATATGCGGGAAGGTTTCACCGTAAGGGCGGCAGGACATAATTTTCTGGTTGTCAGCACGGAGGAAATTAAGGACCAGGAAGGTATGCTCACTTCTAATGTCCAGCTTGAAGAAATCTGGGTTGAACTGGCCGACATGTGCCTTAAGTACCTGGAAGTGGAGGATTCAAACAAGACAGCCACGCAGCTGCTTACCAGCCTGGTAAACGGCAGCTACGGCACAACTGGTTTATGCCCCGCCGACAGGGGTTGGAGCGTTGGGAATGTCACCCCGACAGGTAACAGGGATCTGGAAGCTACGAACCTAAACTGCCTGTCTTTGATGAACAAGGTGCGGGAGCTGTACAACGGGTACCTGGTATTTGACAGCATCGCCAAAACAGTAAACCTTTATGCCACCTACGGGACGGCAAAGGCGATCCAACTGCGCTGCGATAAGAACCTGCGCTCCTTGAACCGGAAGACCGATTACTCACAGCTGGTGACCAGGCTGATCCCTCTCGGCAAGATGGAGGCCTGGGGTTATACCGACATATCCAGCGTAAACGGAGGCAGCAAGTACTTAGAAGACTTCAGTTATAGTACGAGGGTGATCGAGCGTGTCTGGGAGAACCCCGATATCGACGACCCTCAGGCGCTTAAAGACGAGGCAGCTAAAAGGCTTGCCGAGTGGCGCAATCCCACAGTTAACTATACTGTTGACCTGTTGGATTTACGAAACATCAGCGGTTACGGTGTAGACGCGTTCAGCCTGGGGGATACGCTCACCCTAATTGACCTGGACCTGAACATTAACGTCCAGGTGCAAGTAGTCAAGCGGAGCTGGAACATCTACGAACCGGAGCAGGGCAGTATCGAGCTTTGCACGGTTAAACAGTACCTTGAGGATGTTATTAGCCGCCAGGTTGACTATGCAATAAATGAAGCCACTGCTCAAACTTTTATCTATACGGCTAAAGTTGAAACTAAATCTGCAGTGGTGACGGATACGGGGGCTAATTATGACCACGTTAAGCTGACGTTCTCGGGCAAGATCAAGGCAATCTACGGTATGTGGGCGAAGCATGGCAAGATTAACGTTGGCTGGCGTAACGACGACCCGGGAGGGGGTGTTGGCGGACCGGGCTACGACTTTATCTGGCTAACTGCGGTACACGTTTTGTCTGGTACGGGTTGGAGCATACCGGTTTACTGCACGTGTCTGCTAGAATGAAATAGAAATAGCATTTTAAAAAATTATTTCTTTTTAGAAAGGAGTTCTGTTTCTTATGTATCTTACAGAATATCAGCTTGCCACGGATGAAAAGGTTTTCCAAGGCGCTCTGGCGGCTATCGTAACGCCTTACTATGACACCATTACTATGGGGGGAACTTCGGGCAGGGTACTGCGCTTTTACACCGGTTTACAGTACCTAAATGAAAGCGAAGAAGTGTTGGATCAGATAAAGCTTGGCATTTACATCAAACCGGCTATGCTGAACGACCCCAAAACCAGGTGTTGGAGCTATTTTGTGAAAAGCAGTACGGGTTTAAGTGAGTATTTTAAACCAGCTTTCAGCCTCTGGTCTGAGTCCTATCAGGTCACTGGAAAGGCGCTTCTGCACGGGGCACCGGCAAATAGCAACGGTGGTATTTCTGTTTACTGCCCATATTTAGGTATCAGCACTATAACGGCAAGTGACGGA